TTTTTTGTGGCAGTTCCTGTGATACCTTAATCTGCATAAACACCTGCATACGCCCACTCTGGGTTGCTTTGTATCAACGCACTGTAATGGCTTACCTGGGCAGAAAGCGAATGATGAAGCTGTTCTGTTTCCATTGAAACTCTGGCATATGCAGCTACCCTTTTTCTTGCCTTGAGCCTTGGTAGAACTGGCTCAATTCTGCGTATATTCGCCATAATTAACCTCCTTGTCAGTGTGCTATATTCCCGTAACTTCCAAACTTTATCAAGCGAATATCGGTAAATAATGTAGACAAAGATATGTTATATTTCTTCCGAAATTTTGTATCAATCTGCTCGTACTCCTCATCAGAAATAATCCCCTGCTTTAAAAATTTTTTGGCAGTAGTCATTGTTCCAATATACATTTTTTCATTCTGAATCTGCTCATTAGTCATGGTTGCCACCTCCGAATCTGTCCTCGATATAGCAGGCATGGCTGCAGTATTTTCTATTCTTATTTCCATAGGCACTAAAAGGCTTTTTGCAATGTGGGCATATAAATTCATAATTGGCTTTACGATTCACCTTATCAAGATTGCTGTTCCACCACTTATTTCTGCATTTATCCGAACAGAACTTCTTTTCTTTTCGACCTACTTGTTGTACTACCTCTTTTCCACAGCAAAGACAGTAATGTACTTCTTCATCAACAACAGTATTGTTAGCTACCACTCCGCCAAGTCCGTGCCTTCTGCAATATGTCTTTATAGTATTTACACTTATGTTTAATGCCTGTGCTATTCTTCCATATCCATACCCTTTACCCCTAAGTTTTGCTATTTGCTGTCTTTGAATATCATTCATCCTATCCACCTCCATCAGATTTGAAGGGAATAACTTTTATAGTTTCATCGTTAAGTGGTATGCCCTTCACTATTCGTTGGACATCTTTTTAGTAATTGACCGAATTTATATTCCTTTCCCTTCACTATCCCTTGGACAGTAAATATGCGTATGGGCGGACTAATGTAACCAAAATATTTTTTGTTACATACCTTAAAAAAATATGCTACCGAACTTTTTAGTAAAAAAAATAAGGCTCAGAAGGATTTCTCCCTCTAAGCCCATAAAATCACACTCTATCTTTTATTGTAAACGCTCATAAAATCACTACTTTACAGCCAAGCATCCTCTCTACACTTTTTCAGTAAAATCAAGAGAAATCCATCCTGTTTTAGATTTAAGTTTTCCCCATCCTTTATTTGAACCTTTACCTGCTTTTGTTTCAGTTATGGTAAACACACCAACACCTGTATGTTTACCTGTTTTTGCATAGTTTGTTCCCGGTCCTTTCCTTATACACAAGTTATTAATTGATACTTTAACTTTCATTGATTTGTTTGTTGTGTTTACAGTTTTATTTGTAGACACTCCCATCTTTTTCTTGACATCTTTTCTAAACTGATTCATTGTTAACCCGAATTTATTCCATATATGCTCAACATCTCCATGATTAGTGGCAATACCTCTTTCGTGTCCCTCCTTATGTGAGATAACTACACCATCTTTTAAAGGGTCTAACTTAAAATCCTTACACAACTTGGCAAAAAGTTCTACTGCTGTGTTATACGTTGCTAATGCATGCTTTTTCGTATTCTTTCCATTACCAGTTTCAATCCAGGACGAACCACCTATGTATTTGATGGTATTTGGCTCTGTCATTTCGACTCCTATATGAGTATCATTAGATAATCCGCCACCATGCCATCCTCTTCTTTTCCACGGAAGTGCCTGATAAACATTTCCTTCTGCATCAATCACTGCGTGCGGGCATGCATTGGCTCCAGTCTTATTCCAAGTGTTAATAAATACTTTTGCGTTAGGTTGTGAACATCCTACTGAATGGAGCATTAACCCTTTAACTGTAATAGTTCTGCCTGCTTTATAGCAATCTGATTTTGTACAATAACTTTTTATTATCTTCATCTACTCTTCCTCCTCTTCCTTTAACTGTTCTAATACTGCTTTTAACTTATTGGGTACGGGAAGTCCCAAACTTGATACATTTTCTAAAATTGATATTCCTTCATTTGAAATGTAGAAGAATATGACTGACATTCTAATTACATTTCCCTCTTTTATGATATTGGCATCAATTAATGAAGCCACTGCAACCAAACAAAAAATAGCTATTTTTTTAGCTATTCCCTTAAATCCTATTTCACTGGAAAGTTTGTGTCTTGTAATTGCAACCAATACTCCCGTCACATAATCAACAACAACAAATATCGTTAGTGTCATAATAAATCCATCTAATCCTCCAAGCACTGCTCCCAAAGCTCCTCCTAAAGCTGTCCACGCCATTTTCATGGCACCAATTGTTTCTTTCATAACTGCTCCTTTCTCAAATCAAAAAGGAGCTAGCCATTATCGACTAACTCCCTCTGATAGTTTAAATTTATTTTGCAAATTCAATATCATTAATATTTTTATTTAATTCATCCTTATATTTACTCATGTCTGATGAGTAACTGTTTAATGACCCCGTAGGTGAAACTGCCATCTCTGCATAAAGTTCAGATGTCTTATACCATTCAACAAACGCTTCAGCAGCATCATTATGTTCCTTACTATAATTATCCTTAAATTTCTTAACATCTTCTTTTACAGATGATATATAATTTGTTATGGCTTCTGTGTTGGTATTAAAAGTATCAGAATATTGCTTTATTGTATCTTTATCACTAGTTCCAAAAGCATCTACCAAATGATCATCAGACAAACTATATAAATCACCTTCTATAAAATCCTCTAAATTGTATTTTATAACGCCTGGAGCCGCAGACCACAATGAATACACTATGCTTGTATTAAAATCAGTGCGTTCATTCATATCCTTTAAATCATTATACAAGCTTTCATAATCAGCCTCGTAGTTATTTTTGTTGCTTTTTTCAGAAGAATCATCCTTATTAGCATTTGAACACCCAAAAAGTATGCCAATACACATAATAACTGTTACAATCATAATAAATTTCTTCATAAACATTTCCTCTCTTTCGTTTCTATTACTAACAATGTTTTTATATAGGTATCCCTGTAAAGGGATATCTATATTTGATATGCGTAGTATATCAACGATTTTTCTTAGTTTTTAAGCAATTCTCTTCCACATATAACAAGTAATATATGGTTGTAATATTGAAAATGCTGCACCACTACCTGTATTTGATGTACTTCCATTAGCTGCTGCTGTTTCACCAGATACACTTGCTGATGGTTGTGTACTGCCTGTTCTTAATCTTGTTCCACTCGATACACCTCGTATTCCTGCTAATGCCCCAGAAGAAAATAAATCTGAAAAATATGTCACCTCACTGTTGCCGTGATATAAGCCAGAATGACTATGATTTCCTACAGTTACACTTAAACTACCTTTGCCGTGAGTATGTCCATTCAAACCGTGAGAATGTGGTGGTAAATTTCCAACAGATAAACCAATCTTTGTTTCACCTCCCCTTTTTTCTACTGCATTAAAGTTTGAATCACTAGGATTTACTCCAGTGGGCACTCTTCCTGACCCCCACACAGCCCATTTTCCTCCATAATACATGGATGGATTAATAGGTGATGTTGACATGTAAATCGAGCCTACTGGATGAGCAAGTAAAAATATCTGACTACCAAGTCTTGACATATCATCAATTGTGTATTTTTGTTTATTATAGATTTTTTCAATATTTGTAATGTTACTTGCATTTTGCGTTAATCTATACAATGGAAAATATGCCCCTCGCTCATTTTTACTCAAATCACCCGATTCACATATTGGATCCACTGGATTTTCATTAACCTCATCTCCATATTCACAAGTAAGAATCACATTTTCTTCACTAGATGTATTCATGTAATAGTAGGCACAAACTAAAATGTTTCTATACATTCCTTGACTACCACTACTTATGTTAATATCAACGTATTCTCCAGTTCTAATGCGGGCATGCACACCTTGCATTATTAAATCACCTTCATAAATTCGTAGTGTTTTACTGTCAATTAACTCGCACTCAAACTGTCCACCATTCTTCAATACATAATTTTCATTTCCCATTACATTTCTGTTAAATGCTCTTTCATCAGACGAATATACATGTGCCTCTCCTGTATATCCTGTTACTATTTCTAATTTCATAATGCCTCCCATTAATTACTGATACCTACTTTATATGTTATCGTAGGAATACTATCTTCTTCGAGTTTTATTATCTTCTTTGTTATTGGCTGAAACACCACTATGCCTGTTACAGGCTCACTAGCCCCTACAATGTCTCCAATATCATATTCCTGTATTGTTGAATCAAGGTCTATTTCTATTTCATTGCATTCTTCACTTTCCTTTGTAAACTGCTCAATTGTACTACTCACCAAATTTGCATAATGGTCCAATACCTGTCTAAAGTATGTTCCACTTTTAAAATCAGGAATTATTTCTACATCCTCTCTCAAGGAATAATAAATTCCTGACTGCCATGTAAGAGCATTTGTTGTAACAACCTTTTGATAGTATGCCTTTTTATTAAAATTGGGTGCTGTCATATAAGTTGTCTTTGTATAATACTTTTTTGCTTCCCACTTTGGAACTTGTGCCTTCTTATCTTTCTTTTCCTCTGCCGTAACAGAATAGTATTGTTTCTTACCATTTTTCTTCAGTTCTTTTGCTGTTGCTTTTCTGTAATAAGACAAATAATTGCTATTCCAATCAGTGGGCTTTCTGGTTTGCTTAGTATACTTGTCATGGCTTATTCCTTCTGCTGTTTTATACTCTGTGGTTACACCATCACTATATTTGTAATAATAATCTCCATAATTACTTTTCCAATTAGACGGTCTCATATCTAGCTTTTTATAAGAAGCCGCTTCAACTCCCTGAACTGATGAATATGAACCGTTTGAAAGAGTAAAATATGCTGCAAAATTATTATCCCAATCTGCAGGTTTTGATGATAAAACCGAATAAACATCTTCAGTATGTTTTTTTACCTGATTATACTTATCTTCTTCTGAATCATAAGTATAAAAATCTGTATACTCCTTTTTCCAATTACCAGGTTGCACAGTTAATAATTCGTAGTTTTCAACTATGTTTATTGAATCCTGATTTATTACCTGTGTTATCTCTGCTGCTCCTGATACAATCTGCTTTGATTTTCCCATAATATAATCAGAATCCTTCATTGGATTATTAGTAATTGCATATGGTTGCATTCCTCCATTTTCATCCGTAAACAAATGAATCACATACTCTTTTGAATATCCATCACCTGAATCAATCCCTCTTGCAATTATATGATTTGTCATGTTATACCTTTTTGCCACAGTGTAATCCAGCTGTGAATAATCAAATTCTTCATCCTGGCTATAATCATTTACGTTTTCAACATAAAGCTTAACGTACCCGTATTCCATTATCATCTTTAATTTTAATGAATACTCTGATAACATTTTTCTTATGGCATAATATCCACTCTCATATTCGATTTCATAAGAGACTATTTCTATACCTGTATTTTCATTACTCACTCTGAAAATACTTGTTAAGTTCATCTTTTCTACAATTTCTTTTAAAACCTCATGAACTTCGCCATTAAGAATTAATGTTTTACAGTTTTCATCTGGCTCTAAAATTCTTCCATCTAAAATACCGTGCCAACTTCTTCCTGAATACACAATTTTATTATCCTCTACATTTACTTCAATTTTATCTACGATTCCTCCATATTCAGTTCCATCGAAATAAATAAAGCAGTCTTGCTTTAAGACTGCCTTGTTGCCTATATCTACTTCCAATTCGAAATCATTTTCATCTGCTCCATAAGCTATATCCATAGAGTAATTATGAAGTACACCCTGATCTACTCTTGTATCGTCTGTATATATTAAATCCATTTTGGCATACTCCTTTCTTCCATCAGAATAACATCCATTCCAAATGTTCCATCCCACATAACTAAATTGCTACCTACAGATATCTTTTTGAAGAAGTTAACTCTCGGATATCTTAGACTAAATACATTTGTCTCTTTTCCATTTTCTCCTATCAATTTAATGGTTTTATTTTTTGTATTTATTTCTAATATTTCCCCTTCCTTCACAGTTGTATTTACTGTGTACTCATTATCTCCTACATATACCTGCGGGTTAATTGCAGGACCGTATACAAGAATCTTTGTCTCCTGTGGTACTACTCCCTCATTAACAATGGTTGCAACATCCATATCTGTTAACAAATCATATGGATAATCGTGTGGATAATCTAAAGCAAATTTTTTTGCCTCTTTATAAAGCTTATATTCAACAGTTACATCTTTGTCTCCTCTATAGCAATACGCTCCTATTTCATAAGTCCCTGGCATAATTAAAATTTCTCCTGTCATGTCAAGTGATTTGCTTATTTGATTTCCTTTTTCATCCAAGCAAAAGAAATATATTCCTTCCATTTTTATTTCATCATAATTTGTAATATTTAGAACATTTGCCTTTTGAGTTTTAACCTTTACAACAGTATAATGTTCTGGCAAAACCATGCTACCTGATGATATAAGTTCATTTTTTTCAAGTGTAATTATTGTCTTTGACTCTCGAATCCAAAATGGATACGGTGCAAATACAGTAATTTCTTTTTCTACTCCATAGTCATCATCTGGAGTTGTTGAATCTTCAATGACATAACATTCCAAATACCAATCATTAAAATATAACTTTCCTTCTGATTGATTTAAAACATCATATTCTGTAATGTCAAAAAAAGTATTTAAATTACTAACAATATCGTCTCTTGTTCCTTTAAATTTAAGAACAATCTTTATCTCTATAGGATCCTTTTTAAACTGCTTAATTTTGACTCCAAGTCTCATTTCTGCTGCATCATAACTCCAAGACTTTTCATGAAAGTTTGCATCTTTAATCAAGACTTGTGCATAATCTGATAATACAAATTCCTGTCTTTTACTATTAACATATTTAATCATGATACCTATCCCCTTATTCTTCCAATTTCTCTTCTGTCTAACTTAATTACTTTTCCTTCTTCCACTGATTTCAAAATGGCAGATAATTTTAAACTTACATCTGATAAAGATGTTGTATTATTACCTGTTATTGTTGCATCCAAACTCATCATTCCAGATACATCTTTTACTGCATCTTCAATTTTATATTTGTTGTCATTGATTCCTTTAACCAATCCATCAATAAAGTCGGGCATCCATTTTTCATAATAATGAAGTGGTCCTTTATCCGGCCTTGAGAAATGAAGGAAGTCGGCAATTCCATCTACTATGTTTCCTACCGCATCCTTTACTTTCCCTGCCATCTTTTTTATTCCATCAATAAGTCCTTTAATAAAGTCCTTGCCCCACTCTATAGCTTTACTAGGCAACCCTGTAATAAAATTAATTGCCCCCTGAAATGCTCCTGTTACAGTTCCTGTAATTTTAGATAGAATACTTTTTATCCCACTTACTATGTTTGTAAAAATTGTAACTACCGTATTCTTAATTCCTGTAACAATACTTGTTATTACACTTTTTATTCCATTCCAGATAGTTGATACAGCATTTTTTAATGCAAGTATTTTTGCTTTAATTCCATTCACAATAGCATTAAAAATGTTAATTGCTGTTGTCTTTATTGCATTAACTACAGTTGATATCGTGGTTTTAATTCCGTTCCATATCTTAGACATTGCTGTCTTTAACTGTTCAAATTTCTTTTTTATCCAATCCGAAATTGCTCCCCAGTTTTTTATAGCAACAACTACTAACGCTATAATTGCAATTACTGCAGCTATAATAAGCAATATTGGTCCAAGTGATATATTAAGGGCTGCTGTTGCTGCAGCCAATGACAGCACTCCTGACATAATGCTACCAATCAATGCTAATAACGGTCCACAAATTGCTATAACCAAAGCAATTGTTTCTATCATATTTTTCTGTCCTGCCGACAAACTATCCCACCATGCAACAATATTTTGTATTACTGTAATAAGATTTTCTATTATGGGAACCAGTTTTTCTGCTAATTCCGCTCCAAGATTTGCTCCTGCCAGTTTTACATTATTAATGGCAATGTCCATCTTGTCCCATGGGTCCTGTGTTGTTTCATACGTTTCATTTACCTTCCCGGCATAATCAGCCATTGACCCTGTTATGTCTTGAAGAGATAACCTTCCATCTTGAAGTGCTGCCAACATGGTTGCTGCGTTTTTTGAACCCAAAGTCTCAGTTGCAATCCCTAAAGCTTTAGTTTGATTTTTTGCATTTAACATTGATTTAACTTGTTCTTTTAAATACTCATCTAAACCTTTTCCTGCATCTGTTGCTTCTTTTGATGCAGTTCTAATTGCCTTTATTGCTGCTGATGAGTTGATACCTGCCTTTTCAAGCTGTGCCATAAATCCTACTGCTTGCTCTGCACCAATTCCTAACTGACTTAAAGTATCAGCATTATCATTAATTGCTGAAAAAAGAGTATCAACCGATATTCCTGTATCTTGTGATACTCCTGCAATCTGGTCAAGAAGTCCTACTGTTTGGTCCTGAGTTAAATTCCACTTTTGCATTGTGTTATAAGCATTATCTACCGAAGACACCACATCCGTACCTGTAATTTCAGAAAACTTGATGAATTTTTCAGTTAAAGATTGTGCTTCTTTACCTGTTGAACCAAACTTTGTATTTATCTCTCCTAATGCTCCACCTACAGTATCCATATCTGTCGCCATTGAGGTATAAACATTATCAGCAACTTCCTTGAGTCCCTCTAGTTTTTTTCCCGTAGCACCCGTTGCTGTAACAATAGTGTCATATCCTGAATCCAATTCTTTAGCTACAGATATTGAAGCTGTCCCAAGTCCTGCAATGCCGGCAGAAACTGCAGTTAGCTTTTTTCCAACATTTGTTAGACCAGATGCAAAACTTGATACACCTGAAGTATCTAATGTGATTTTCTCCTTTTTTAAACTTCCTAATTTCCCTTTTGTTTCTTCTATTTCTCTTTGCAGAGCATCGTATTTTTCTTTACCTAATTCTCCTGCTGCTAATTGTTTTTTTGCTTCTTTGTCTGCTTGCTTTAGTGTTTTTAATCTGTCTTTAGTTGAATCTATCTGTTTTCCAAGCAATTCATGTTTTTGCTTTAATAACACTGTATTGTTTGGATCAAACTTCAAAAGTTTATTAACATCTTTTAAATTACTGGCAGTATTTTTTATCTCTTTATCTACTCCAGATAAAGCTTTATCAAGACCGGTTGTATCTCCACCAATCTCAACTGTTATACCTTTTATTCTTGGAGCCACCGGTCTCACCTCCTAAAATTTTCTATAAAGCATCAATGTCTTTTTGCGTTGCAATGTATGGGTAATCATATTCATCATTTTGTGACTCGATATACATGTCATTAATTAACCCAATACTGAGAAGTTCTAATTCAGAAATAGAAATACCCAGTTGCACACACCTAAGCATGAACAACGGGGTATTGACTTCTCTATCTATTTCTCTTTTCCTTTTTTTGCTTTAGACATTTGTAAATTTTCTACTCGCCACATTTCCATTATCTGTGGAAGGACTTCATATATGTCAAACATTTCAAACTGTTCTAACCACTCATTTATGTCCTGTGGTTGACTTGAATCTCCATGCTTGTGCATTAAGTAAGCCACATTTTCAAATACTTCTAATGAACTTATCGGAATTGAACTATTATGCTTGTCTGCCTTTTTAACTTCTGCATCAAGTTTTGCCAAATCAACAAAAATGTCTCTATTGAACTTAAGTCTATACATTCTTGGAATTGCAGCTGAACTTTTAAACTTACACTGTTTCCCATCGATTTCTATTACTTTTCTCATATGCTCACCTATCCTTCATCAACGTTGTCTAATATAGTTGACTCTGCATCTTCATTTGTTGGTACATAAACTTCATTAAACCAGTTTGCTTCCACTGATTCGTTAATGGCATCTGTACTTTTAACTCTTACATTACCATTTGAATCGGGTGCACATGAAATAGTAATTGTATCTGTCTGTGGTTCAATGGTGTCTTCTTTTGTTGCTGCCTCTGTGTTTGGTCTTGTTGCATTGCAGTTATAAAACCAAAACTTAGTCCCTTTACTGTCTCCATCAATTTCAAATCCAAAAGCAAACTTATTTGGTTCTACATTAGCATTTTCTAAAAGAACACCATTTGCATCTTCCTTTTCATTTAATACATCTTTTCTGAAGCTATCCGGTATCATGGCAGCTTCTAAATCACCTTCATAACCACCATTAGAAGAACTTGTGTAATACGCAATCCCATCTGCATAGAATTTTGAAAGTTCTCCCTGCACTGAAAGTGATAAATTAACTGCTCCAGGCATTGCTACTGGTATTCCGTATTTTCCATTGGAATCCATAACTGCATAATGACAATTCTTAATGTTAAATTTTACTTTATTAGCCATTTGTAACCTCCATTTCATAAAGTACTTCATATAACTTTTCTTTTTCTATCCATACTTCCGTTTTTTCATAAAATAAGCCATGCTTATCTAGCACGGCCTCTACTTGTCTTTCCAGTTTTATGTCTTTTTTATCTGTATACAATTCAAAATCTAATCTGTGTATCTTACAATAAACTTTTCCATCTGCTGAAAAATTGTTACTTGATGGATACAAATAAACAAGGAACGGTGGATTAACTACCTCTCCTTCAGCAAAATGATGATAAGCACTGGGGATATTTATTTGCTCTACTAAATCCATCACTTCTTTATGTGTCATACTACAGCTCCTTCAATTTTTGCTCTAAAATTTGTTCACCACGTTTACTTGCTTTTTCAATATGAGGTATGGCTTCAACTCTGCCACCACCTCTTTTTGCATGTCCTTTTTCAAGTAAATGTGTTAATTGATATCTATCCTTACTCCTTACTACTAATTGTATTTTCCCGGATGTTTCTGAAACTTTTGACACTGTCCAACTTTTCTTATACTTTCCCGTCCTAACAGGAGCATTACTTACAATATCCTTTTTGACTTCTTTTGCTGTTTCCTTAACGGCTTTTTTTAGATCTTCTACTACAATATCCTTGTATTCTTCTAATATGTTCTTTATTTCATTTGACATATCTTCTGGTTTAATACTACTCATTCGTAGCCTCCTTAGTAGCACGAAGTTTTATTGTTTCATTTTTATATAACACGTTATCAACAAATGTTATGTTATATATCTCTCCGTCAAAAATTATCCTATAATTCTCTGAATCAATATTTTTAACTTCACTCGAATATCTGATAACAAAATACAACTCATTTTGTCTGTTTGTTTTTGCTGCTTCATAATATTCACTTCCAGATAAGTTATTAACATAGGCAAAGCAATCATAGTAATCTTTCCACTCTAATGTGTGATTTCCATTTTCATCTTTCTTCAAATTACTTTTTTGAATTTTAATTCTCTTTTTCAATGAATCTATCACTTAAAATTCCTCCCTTCTTATCTGGAAAAGCAAATATTTTAATGTTTCAGTAAGCTTCTTATAATCTGCTTCATCTCTATGCTCATACATATATCCAACAGCATATAATATTGCACTTTCGATTAGTTCTGCATTTTCTTTGCAGATGCTAAAATCAATGCGTCCAATGTCTTTGACCATTTTTTCAGCTAATATTATCAACTTTGTAATATGATCATCTTCATCCTTTGAATCGACTCTCAAATATAATTTTGCATTTTCAAGTGATACTAACATCTGCAATACCTCCTACTCCTTATTTTGAACCGCTAGTTGTTCCCTTAATTTTTAAAAGCTTAACTGCTTCTGGAAGGATTAACTTACCATCGACCCTCTGTGATGCAATAAATCCAATCTGTCCCTTTGTTGCGTAAAGTTCATTCAATCTCTTAAATGCACGTCCCTGTCTGTCAGCAATCCAGTAATATGAAAAATCGCCAAATGCAATCGGTGTATTACCTGCTCCAATTTCTGGTGCATATACCGATGTATACACTGGGCGATTTAAAAGTCTATCCGGCTCACCTTCCTTTACTGAATTCTGCCAGATATAATTTCCGTTATTGTCTTTAAGTTTTCTTAAAGCCTTAACTGTTGAGTCATTTACAATCCATACTGCCTTTGTTCTGTATGGTGACTTCAACGAATGATAAAGGTCAATTACATCATCAAAAGTAATGGATGCTGTAGTTGTTGTGACACCAACTTCTCCACCACCTGTAGCATCAAAGATTCCTGTTGGCTTTCCTGCACCATCTCCTACAAAGAAGGCTTCTTCTTCCTTTGCCGCTATTCTTCTGGCAAATTCTCTTGAAATGTATCCTTCAATATCAAAGGCTGCATCATTAAGTAATTCTTCAGATATTTTAATGTTTGTGGCAACCTTATAGGCTCCTATTGTTACCTGTGTAAATGTGTCATCATCCTCTGGATAATCTCCACCTTCTTCAATCCAAGCTGCCTCACCTTTTGATGAAACTACTGGGATTTTTCTGTCCCCGGATGTTGTATTAATTACCGAAGCCAATGTTCTAAAGAATTCTTCTTCCTCAAGTCCTTCAATAAGCTTTCTTTCAAATTCATCAGGAACTAAATAACCACCTTCTGTGTTTTCTCCAATTGTAAGAGTGTTAGACACATCATAGTAATTTTTCTTTCTCATGGCATTCCAGAATTCTTTTTTATAACCACTGCTAGCTCTTCCTGTTTCAATGTTTTCAGGTGTTCTTCCCGGCTTGTTTGTAATAGGCTTAGAAGTTGCTTTTGCCATTTCTTCATCTAACACTGTCTGTCTCTGCAGTCTTGCAATTTCCTTACCTAAATCAACCACTTCTTTTTCCATCTTTTCATAAGCTTTTGTATCTTCTTCACTTAAGATTCCATTCTCTCCTCTTCTTGATTCAAGAAATTCCTTTGCTGCATTCCAAAGTTTTGCTCTTTTCTCTGTTAATTCTAAAATAGTATTCATTATGTTCCTCCTATGGTCTAATCAAATTTAATCTTTTCTCTAGTTGCTCTACAGGTGTTCCATTGCCACCTTTTTGATTTTTGACTTTGTTTAAGAATGAATTACTTACACTCTTTTTTGAAAAAATGAATGCTTCTAACTGTAATTCTTTTTTCTTTTCATCGTCATCATCTTCTTGAGTCTCCCCTTCTTCTTCCTCTTCTGGATTTTTGTTTTCTTCCTCTTTCTCTTCTTTATCCTTATCGTCAAAAAGAATTTCATCCACGAAACCTAATTCAACTGCTTTTTTTGCATTAAACCAAGTTTCCTCATCCATAAGCTTTGATATCTTATTCCTTGAGATGCCGGACTTTTTTTCATAAGCGTTAATAATGCTTTCTTTTACTTCGTTAAGCATATCGATTGCCTTTTTCATATCGTCTGCATTTCCCATTGCTACAGTGGCGGGATTATGAATCATCATCATTCCTACCGGAGACATATATGTCTTTGTTCCTGCCATTGCAATCACAGATGCCGCCGATGCTGCCAAGCTATCAATTTTTACAGTTACTTGCCCTTCATAATCAGATAACATGTTATAAATTTGTGCTGCAGCAAATACATCTCCTCCCGGTGAATTAATCCAGACAGTAATATTCCCTTTTTCTGCATTTAATTCATCCTTAAATAATTTCGGAGTTACTTCATCCCCATACCAGGTTTCATCAGAAATTTCTCCATTTAAAAAGAGGGTTCTTTCACCCTCTAAATCATCCTTAACCCAATTCCAAAACTTACGCTTCATTTCTTAGGCCTCCTTTATGATATTTTTCTGTTACACTTTCGTTTTCATTTTATTCTTCTTCAACATTTTCATTTTGATTCTCAGCAAAGGCTCCCGCATCTTTTAACTTGGTCATGTTTCCATTTATAAGATACAAATTTCCTCCTTCTTCATCTGGTAATGGATTTAAATCCTCCATTTCCCTTATGTCATTTGTTGAATAGAATCCATTTTGTTTACCAATTGCATATCCATTCATTCTGCTTTGGTAATCACCTCTCAACAAACCATCCACATTGAATTTGATAAAATAGTCCTTCTTTTCGTCTGGCAAAAACAATGCCTTTCTAAGTGCCTGCTCCCATCTGATAACCCACGGATCTAATGTATACTTAACAAATTCCAATGACTGCTGCTCAATGTTTGAAAAGCTACTTTTTTCTAAATCACCAACCATATGTGGTGGTATTCTATAAAGTCTTGCTATTTCATTTATTTGAAACTTTCTTGTCTCAAGAAACTGTGCTTCTTCAGGCGGAATACCTATTTGCTGATATTTCATTCCTTCCTCAAGCACTGCTATCTTATGTGCGTTGTTTGTTCCTCTGTATACTTGATTCCATGATTCTTTTACCTTTGAAGGATCCTTTAATATTCCTGGATGCTCTAAAACTCCTCCGGGATTTGCACCATTGGCAAAAAAGCTTGCTCCGTATTCTTCACATGCCATTGTCATTCCAACCGCATTTCTTGCCATGGCAATAGGGCTATAACCAATTAGTCCGTCAAAACCTAAACCCGGTACATGCAATACTTCGTCCTTTGCAAGAATAATTTCACCGTGAGATTTGATGGCGGGGTTTTCATCTGTATATCTTGAATAAACATAATAAAGCTTTCCCTTATCATCCCTTTCAACTGATATTTTGTTTGGCATTAGCGGATACAAGCCAATGACCTCTCCCATACCGTTCCTGACAATCTGTGCATATGCATTTCCCCAAATTAAAAGATGACTCATAAGTGTTTCTCTAAACACAAATGAAGTCATCTCTGGATTTGGTTCGTCATGAAGAATTGCATATAGTGGATGATCGATTACTTTTTCTTTTCCACCATCTTTATACCTGTACACATGTAAAGGCAAAGATGCTATTGCTTCCGACAATATTCTTACGCATGCATAAACAGCTGTTGTTTGCATTGCTGTTATTTCATTGACCCTCTTGCCTGAACTTGTATTTCCAAACAAAAAGGTGTACTCTCCATTACTATATTTATTACTCACCGGTGCATCTCTTGATTTACCTATTCTCAGTAAACTTGATATTTTCATTTGTTATACCGCCTTTCTACTGTTCTTTTGTATATGTTAAAATACTTGTTGCCTCTTTTTTTGTTTCCAAATATGAAGTTGATTTTCCCGTGTCCAAAGAAATGGTTATTGTAACCTTCTTACTACTTCCCCAATCCTTCGACCTTTTCTTCCACATGTTATCTGATATTGTTATTGACTCACCAGAATCAAAAACTGCCATTAAACTAACATATTTTAATTCATTGTTTGTTTTTATTATCAATACATCTATGTTTGAAAGATCCACATCTTTCTTATATGTGTTCTCTTCCCTTTCCCATGCATGTAATGTCTTTGTTACCCCTAAATAAAGCAAATACATCTCCTCTGCTTCATTTATCCTTGCCATTCCTTCATTAGTGACTTTATTTAACACACTTATATCTGTATTAGTTACGTTATTAACATTTGTTATGGAGTTTTTTACCAAGTTGTTAATTGATGTTTCATGACTTGATACTGCATTCTTTATGTTGTTTATCCCTCTTTCTACATTAGTGTTAACAGTATTAACTCCATTATTTGTTGCAGTATTAATATTTCCTATATTGGTTCCCGTAATTGTATTAATGTTATTAATGTTTGTATTAGTAACGCTGTTAATATTTCCTACATGTCCATTAGCCTGTGTAGCTACCTCATCAACTTTTATTCTTGCAATGTCATTCAGTTCATTTACTTTTGCAGTTGCTAGTTCCTTGATTTCATTTACACGCAAATCTACCAATTCCTTTATTTCGTTCACTTTTAAATCTGCAAGCGACTTTATTTCATCCAATTTACTTGTTGCTAAAGTTTTATATTCTTTTGTTTTTGTTTCCACTAATTCATTTATTTCTTTTATTCCGCTATTGAGTTTTTCATCGAATGCTTCTGTTGTTCTTTCTAATTCTATTAATTCTTTAATTATTTGATTGTATAAACTGTAATCTACCTCACTATCAGTATCAGTTGCCGGCGTTCCCGGGTCTATTCTCTTTGTAATAATGTTTGTGCTTATTCTCTGATTGTTATCATTATCTCCAAATATACCGATACTTAAAAACGCAGGTTTGTCCAACAGTTTTCTTGGTATTTGTGACCCCTCTATCCTGTCACCTTTTAAAATAATCCATGTTGCTTCATCCTTATCGTAAAGTCCCGTATAAAAAAGGATGGTCTTTTTATAACCATCCCATTCACTGCTAAAAGCAAATTCTATGTCTACAGTGGAAATGTCTCCACTTGTAATTTCATCCTTCTCTTTCAATTCTGCAATTTCATTATTAACATATATTTTAATTACACTCACAACTACCTCCAATGGGCATTAAAAAAGCAACCACCTATGTAGTTGCTTTAAATGATACCTTTTTCTTTTAAATATTCTCGTGAATACTCTCTGTCTGTTCTTAATTTATGAAGCATTTCTCTTCTCTTATCCAGAAGCATAATTCCTAAGTCGATATTTTCATCTGGTAAATAATTAAATATTCTTATCCATCCATCGATTATATTTTCTTCCGTAATATAATCATTTTCCAAATAGGTAATATTACCTTCACCTTCATCAATAATGTCCATTACTATAACATCATCCGCCCTGTCAATCCTAATATCTAAGTTGTCTGAATCAAATCTAAGATCAAATTTATTCTCACTGATATCACTTAATTCATCTATTAATGTTATTGGTATTCCTGCATACTCCTCTAACCTATCTAGACTGGTATTATGTTTGACAGCAAAATCTTCTTCAATAAAAAAACGTACATACCCATTAAATAATAATATCGGTTCTTTCATAATCCCTCCGCTTCAACAATATGTTCCATTATATCACTCGATTACTAAAAAACCAATATTCCTCTTTGATCATATACTGATGTTGTTTCTTCTCCTTCATTTCTTAAGGCTCTATCAAGTGCCATAATCAAGGCAATTGCACCATCAATTTTTTCAGTTGACTTAGCTTTGTCTGCTTTGATGTTTCCTGCTGGGTCCTGTCTAATGTATATATTATCCATATTCCATCGAAGAACAGGATGACCTCCATGTGCAATTTTTTGTTCTAATGTTAATCTCATGAGTTCCTTTGTCGGAGATGACATTGATGCAAATCCCTGTCCCATAGCCACAACATTAAATCCCATTCCTTCAAGATTCTGCACCATTTGCACAGCGCCCCATCTATCAAATGCTATCTCACGAATATTAAATCTTTCCCCAAGTTGCTCTATGAATTTTTCTATGAATCCATAATAAACTACATTTCCCTCTGTGGTTTGTATGTATCCTTGCTTTTCCCAAATATCATAATTTACATGATCTCTTCTTACTCTAAGATCTAGCGTCTCTTCTGGGAGCCAAAAATAAGGAAGTACATAATATTTATCCTCTTCATCTTCCGGTGGAAACACAAGACAAAACGAAGTAAGGTCAGTGGTACTTGAAAGGTCAAGTCCACCATAACATACACGCCCCTCCAGGTCATCCTCATTAACAGGGAATGCGCAGGCATCCCACTTTTCCATTGGCATCCATCTGATACTCTGCTTTACCCACTGGTTCAGTCTTAACTGACGGAATGCATTCTCCTCTCCCGGATTCTGTCTTGCTGATTCACAGGCAGCTTCAACCTTATCAATTCCGATTGTTTCACCAAGAGACGGATTGGCTTTCTTCCAAACCTCAGGATTTGTCCAATCTTCGTCAATTCCTGCACCAAATATAACAGGATAAAAAGTATTGTCATGCTTTCTTCCTTCCATAATATCCAGAGCCTTCTGATGCACTTCATAGCAGATGCTTTCTGTATTATTTCCGGCAGTAGTTATAAGGAAATACAGTGGCTGCATTCTTGCATCACCAGAGCCTTGAACCATAACATCGTATAATTTACGGTTTGGTTGTGTGTGCAGTTCGTCAAAGATAACACCATGTGTATTGAAACCGTGTTTGTTAGAAACATCAGCGGACAGCACTTGATAAGTACTCTTTGTCGGAATGTACTCCAACTTCTTCTGTGACTCGTATATTTTGATTCTCTTACTGAGTGGTTTGGAAAAACGCACCATATCAGCAGCTACATCAAATACAATTTTTGCTTGGTTCTTATCTGCTGCACAGGAGTATATCTCTCCACGCTGTTCCCCTTCGCATAATAGTAATAATGCTACGGCAGCCGCCAATTCACTCTTTCCATTTTTCTTTGGAATTTCCACATATGCCGTGTTAAACTGCCTGTAACCATTGGGCTTTATCGTTCCAAACACATCCCTTATAATTTGTTCCTGCCAGTCCATAAGTAAGAACTTCTTCCTTGCCCATGTTCCTTTTGTGTGGCACAGATTTTCTATAAAATTCACTGCAAAATCTGCCTCAGACTTATCATAGTGAGAATCCTCTGCCATAAATCTAGTCGGTTTATATTTTTTCAGTTTTCTCACATGATCACCTCCACGAAAAAAAGGAACCCCGGAGAGTTCCCTTTTTGAGTTTTATTTTACTTTGGTTAATGCCCATGCCATCGCATGGCCTGCATCCTCAAATTCTTCTTTTCTTTCAATTCTTGAAATCCTGCACTCGCATCTTCCGAATCCTGTTTCTTCTGGAGTTTCGATTAGTTCATAAACCTCTGCAATACTCCCTTTAAAGCAATGATCCCAAACTGCAATTGCATAATCTCCGTAGTCCAGTACTGCTGAATTCATGCATCCGTAAAGTCCCATTCCTAATTTTTCTGCTGTAGTAATTTTCTCTTCCATTTTGTTGTCCTCCGTTTTCTCTGCTTTTCCTTTCGGTATGTGTACATTACCGTACTTCCACACTTATTGGAATACAATCATGTACCAGATATTTAGAAGGATTATTGTGTATATTACACTCAACGATTCTGTGTATGCAGATGAATTGTATTAATGATTTTTTCCTGCTCTTCATTGCAAACCCCAATACTCTGAAGGGCTTCTCTCGTGCCACAATCGGGGCAGATTTGCGTTTTTCCATTTACTCTTGAAATGCAAGGTGGTTCATAATACGTCTGCCCACAAAGGGGGCATATTCTTTTTTGTTGATTTGATTTAATCTTCTTCACAGTTACATACTTCTTCCTTTCCGTAGCAAATGGTCTTTGTGGTATGTAGCTTTCTACATGAATCCTCGCCATAGACAACTCCGAGACGATATCCATTATCCCATATCACATGAATCGTACCTGTATCATCCACACAGTCAACAGTCCCTCTTGTTCCTGTCGGCATATCTCTGTAAGGGTCATTCATGGATACAAGTTCAACTCTTGTACCCGATGGATATTCTTTCTTTACAGATTCAACTATATTTCTTGGTGGGAAAAACATTACTGCTCACCCCCTTTCTTGGCTCCATTCTTAAATGATGATGAACCGTTCAGTTTGGAAAGCAATAGTTTTCTATCAGCTTTGTACTCATCTCCGATAAATCCAAGCCTTAAAAGAAAGCATCGGAATGCATATTTTTCGTTCTCATTTTCTTTTGGCTTGGCTGTAATTCTTTTCTGTTTCATGGTCATCTCACAGATTGCTGTAATGAACTTCGTGTAGGTCATTGCTTCTTCTGGCTCTACCTTCGAAAACCAAGGGAACGAAACGGAATCCTCATTCATCTCAAACCGCAGGTCTGTAATCCCAAGGGCATCCTTTATAAGACTCCCTTTTGCTTCAAGCAGGCTTGTAAGATTTCCAACATTTACCTTTGTAAATGGGATGGTAACTGTAAGTTCCATCGCACCTTCCGTTTCTGTTTCTTCGGAATACTTGTTTTCTTCCCATTCTGACGGGGTGATTCCTGTTGCCATGACGCAGGCATCAACGATTGGTGCAACCTCATCAATTTCATCGAAATCTCCGAATTCAAGTTCCCCGTTTCTGCCTACCGTGTAACTTCCAATCTCGTATGCGCAGGATGGAACTCCAAGGTATCGTGCCTTCCCGCCTATTTCTTTTTCAATGGCTGTAACCATTGCCTTCCGGCTTTCGCCTTTCACATTAAAATGTAGTACCATGCTATGTACCTCCCTTTCTTTTGGTATGTACATATATCACTCTAACCCCCTGTAAAAGCAACGATTATGTGCATTCGCAGGGGTACAAATATACTGCCTTTATGTGGCAGATTCTTGTGCATAGTACATAATGCCAGACAGAACAAAATAAACATTCGGTAATGCCACTCCGTTTCCCCACATCTTATATTCAGCAGAATCAGACCTTGGATTCTGTAACCATTTCCTGATTTGATTATCAGTCTTAGGTCTTGTGTTTTTTCCTATTGCCTTTGCATGTGTATTAAAGATTTCTCTCCATTTGACAATCTCCTCATTTGTAGGTTCTAAAGTTTCAAGTCCATCGCACCACCAATCAGGAAATCCCTGTAGTCTTGCACATTCCGTGGGTGTCAGCCTTCTCACTATATAGTCATTACTCTCTCCATCATTTACAATTGGTGGATCCTTATAGTCTGTTGCAACTAAAGTATTTGCACATTCCTTGCTTGACTCCGTAAAAAAAGATGCCTTGGATGAGGTAAATCTTGGATGTGCCACACCACTTGCACCTGCTGCAACAAGCGTTGGTTCTACTTCCTTTTCAATTTGGAAGCTAAATCTTGCATTATATCCTTGATTCATTGCAGGTCTTCCAATTCCATAAGATGGTTCTCCCACAAAGTTCTCCTCTGGATTCTTCATCATCTGACTTGATGGTCCTTTGGGTCCATCATTTGCAGACAATGTAGCATGAACATCTGCAAATGCTACTGCATGTTGCTCTGTAGCATTTAAGGTATACATGATATCGGATTCCTTATATCCATCACCTTTATGGGAAGGTCTGCTGCCATTGCCTTCAAGCACAGCAATACCACCCTGGTTACAGGTAGGATTTCCACCATTCGCATCAAGGGTTCTGGACGTATCTGCCTCATAAAAACCACTGTTCGGATTATCCGATTTCATAGAGTTGCTGTTCTTTGCACATACTCCAAATGCTCTGGGTTGAAACAATGTCTGATCATTGTTTGTTCCAAGGGTTGCTGACAGGTCTTCCTGTATCAGCGCACCCTTGCCACCGCCCTCACAGCCACATCTGATTTTTAACGTCTTTGGTGTTTGTAATACAAATGGCTGATTATTTCCACCTGTTCCGTATGTAGATGAAACCGTCTGAGCCACAGCGAGTGGTCCCCGGTATCTTGTATCCTGTGAGTGGTTTTCAAACATTAAGCTATCTGAGCCTGTTTCTCTAATGCTTTCTGTAATACCGTTGGTAGCGTCTTGCCACGACTTGAAGCCCTGCGCAGAATACCCAGACAGGCCTTCTGACTCAAATAATATTTTTCCGGCACTCCATCCATTAAAATCTGCGACAAGGTAGATACGTTGTCTTCTCTGGGGGACACCCCAATACTGAGCATCGAGTAGTCTCCATGCGATACTGAAACTTTCTCCCATGATGCGTCCTGCATTTTCCCATTTTGAAGGTTTAGGTACAGACACACATTCTTCTTTGATTTTGCAGATTTCGGTGAGGACTTCCTTGAAATCTTCGCCTTTGTTTGACGAGAATGCTCCTGGGACATTTTCCCAGACAATGTATCTTGGATATTTTCCATTTGTGACCTCCCTCATTTCCTTTATTATTCTGATAGCTTCGTAAAAAAGACTTGAACGGTTACCACTCAAGCCTTCTCTTTTCCCTGCCACGCTCATATCCTGACAGGGACTTCCAAATGTAATGATATCAACCGGTTCAATCTCCGAACCACTGACCTCACTTATATTTCCAAGGTGTGTCATATTTGGAAAACGGATTGATGTAACCCTTATTGGAAAAGGCTCAATCTCTGCTGCCCACTTTGGTATGATTCCTGCAATGACTCCACCCAATGGAAAACCCCCGGAACCGTCAAAAAGACTGCCGAGGGTTAATATCATTTTATTCTGTTGTTCCATCGGAATCCTCCATTCCTGCCACTGCATCTTCATAACTAACATTCTCGCCATTACGGATGACATACACATCCGTGCTGTCACCATTCTTATATTCGAGATACCTCTTTACTGCCACATCAACAAATTTCGGTTCAAGTTCCACACCATAACAGATTCGGTCAAGCTGTTCACAAGCCATAAGTGTGGATGCAGAACCTAAGAATCCGTCAAGAACGATGCCGTTTGCCTGTGTACACTGCTTAATAAGATAAGCAATCAATGGAACCGGCTTACTTGATGGATGTCCGAATCCATCTTCCTTTGAATTTTTGATACCATCAAACTCAAATACAGATTTCTGTTTCTGGTCACCATACCATTTGTGCTTTCCATCTTTTCTCCAACCCCAGATGATTGGCTCCATGTTGAACTTCCAGTCAGTCCTCATAAGCGGTGCCCTTGGCTTTTTCCATATAAGACCTGCACCGACCTTAAAACCTGCATCCTCATAAGCATCATAAAATACACGAGCCTTCATGGTCGCATAAAATACATAGATAGATGCATCAATGGACATAACATTATGAAAATTGGTAAAGGCTTTCATAAGAAATTCATATCCGTCCTTATCATTAAGGTCATCATTGGCAATCTTACCGGATGCATTCTCAAGTGCCACAAAGTATGGTGGATCTGTACATACAAGGTTACATTTCTTATCCTCAAATAGCTGAGTATAGGTTTCTTCCAAGGTTGAATCACCACAGATGACTTTGTGTCTTCCAATATGCCATACATCTCCTGTCTTTGAAAAACACGGTTTCTGTAATTCCTCTTCCACATCGAAATCATCCTCTTTGGCATCTCCAACATCTCCTGCAAGAAGATCTGTGATTTCCTGTTCATCAAAGCCTGTGAATGACACATCAAAGTCCATTCCTTCCAAGGCTTCAATCTCAACTCTTAACATCTCCTCATCCCATCCTGCATCCTGCGCATATCGGTTATCAGCAAGTATGTATGCTTTCTTCTGTGCCTCCGTCAGATAATCAACGAATACACACGGAACTTTCTCAATTCCTTCTTCCTTTGCTGCCATAAGTCTTCCGTGTCCGGCAATAACATTATAGTCAGCATCAATAATAACAGGATTGATGAATCCAAACTCACGAAGTGAACCTCGCAGTTTGTTAACCTGCTCCTGCGAATGTGTTCTTGCATTATTTACATATGGTATCAATTTCGATGTTTCCACCATTTTCATTTCTGTAGTATGTCTCGCCATTAGAATAACCCCCATTCTGCAAATTTCTCAAATCCGCCAACTGACTTAATGTACGCTCTTGCCTTCTGCACAATTTCTGCATAAGGCTTTCCATCCACCATCTCATCACCGATTGCACAGCAAAGAGTCACTGGAACTCCTGTTTCCTGTGCCTTTAAGAATGCATAAATGTTTACGGATACATCTGCTTTAGATAAATCTTTACCGTGTAATCCACCACCGGTAACAGAATCAGCCATATCAGAACCTAGTTTTCTGTTGGTTGCTCCAGTATCTACATCTGTACCTCCCACCCAAGAACCTAGTGGATTTATCTCTGCCCCTGGGTACTGTCTTTCTAACATTTCTTTTTCTGCATTGCTCTGACAAATTATTAGTCTTATACCATCAAGAATGTACTTTCCATCTGTTGGACATTGCCTGTAAATGTCCCTTGCAATTTGTGAAAGTTCTTTCTGCTCTCCCGTAAGTGGCACTCCCTTAAAAATTCCATTATCACCACATCTGATTTTATCTTTCTGATTATCAGAAAGGTGAGAATCCTGTGGAACAATCACAATATCTGTTTTTACATTTCCTGCAATTCTATTAATTATGTTTTTTATTTCTTTTTCATCAAGATACACAGATGTTTCTATGATTGCGTGGCATACACCGTGTCCAATCAATACTTCAACAGCAATCTTTGGGTTATTTTCTACTTCATAAGCCAAATCAACTATTGCACCTGCAATCCTATCCGCAACCTTATCTGGGTGCATCGGATTAACTTTTTCAATCATTTTTTCTCCTATCCTCTACTCCGTAACAGAAGTTCCATTGGGTCAGACTCATCTGGATTAAAATCCTTTGAGCAATTTTCCCTTACCACTTGAAATATCTGATACCATATTGTATTTACCTGCTTCTGGTAGTTTTGTGCCATAGATACAAACGGACTTGCACAGGCAGCTCCCGTGGTCGGATGTTTGGAAAGAAATCCATATTCTGAGATTGCTTCCTCACATTGCATCAGTCTAGACACGCTCATTGCGTACTGCTCCACCAGATGCTTGCTCACAAGTTTGTCACATCCTTTGTCCTTTAAATACAAATATGTATATCTGTATATGTTTTCTGCATCGAACTCTCCCACAGCTTTCTGTTTGGACTTAATGTAGGAACTTGGTTCTGGGATATCTTCCCCTTCAAGTTCTGTCCCATCTGGCAAGTCAATAATCTTTAGCTTTCTTCCACCAGGATTACCCGTTGCCACCTTCTCAGCTAATGCCTTGGATTTTCTTCCGGCATTGACCTTAATATTTGACCCACGGGCAGTTCCATCTCTTGCCATAGCGTCAACTCCTTATAAAAAATAACGATAGGGTGTTTAATACCCCGTTCAAATACGCAAAAAGTACACACGAAGGGGCAGCACCGTTATCCAACTGCTCTACTCACAGAGATTTGGACTCCCCTATCCTTTTTGAAATGACCATCATAACCGTCACACAAAAAATATAATAAAATATTTTTATATATGACTGGCATGACCATCATTCGTATGAATCACTCTTTCTTCCATGCCATCTGTCACCTCTCTCTGCATGTATTCTTGCGTGACATGACTTACACAAAGAGATGAGATTACTCCTGTCATGTGTTCCACCTTCCGAAAGAGGAATCTTATGGTGTACCTCTTCAACAGGTACAAGCACTTTGTTCTCGAAGCACAATTCACAGAAAGGATGTGTCTTAACATAGCTGTCACGGATGCGTTTCCACGCACGTCCGTATCGTTTCCTAGTTGCAGGATTACGACCATACTTCTCGTAACGCTTGTTCTCTTCCTTCTGGTGTTCCTCACAGAATCTTCCCTCTGTCAGGTTGGGACAACCGGGGTGATGGCACGGATGATTTGCTTTTCTTGGCATCGTTGCACCTCCTTCAATAATGGCATAAGAAAAGCCCTCACAATGGTGGTTCCATCATGAAGGCTTACTTTATTGCCGTCTTGTCTTTCTTTTTTCGACACTTTAATCATATCATAATTCGAATGGGACAACAGTGGACAACAGATACCAATTTAATTATTTTTTAAGATTTTCATCAACAATTGTTGGGTTATCTGGAATACTGATTTTTGCAATTGCTTTATTATGCCATCTCTTAATTGTCCTTGCATCCCATCCCAACCTATCTGCAATGTCTGTCCAACGCATGTTACTGCAGTATCGATAATACATAACAAGTCTTTCATCCTTATTCTCAATACTACTAATTATTGTTTTCAGTTCCTTCTTGAACTGTAACAAGTTTTCAAGCATCATTCTTTCCTGTTCTTCCATCTCTAGAATCTTAATAAGTGTCTTTTCAAATGGAGCGCTTGTACTCCTCGATGCATTAAAGTGTTCATCGTAACCAACTGCCGAGACTGTTTTTGCTAATTCTCTAAGTTGCTCCAACTCCAACCGTGAAAGATAAATTCTTTGCTCCAGTCTGTATCCTTGTCCCAAATATTCTTTTACTGTCATTCTGACACCTCCTTCTTAAGCTTTGATAGAAGTGCCTTTCCATCAAGATTTGTGAATTCGTTGAAATATTGTGATTCAAAAAATTTCTCGCATTCCTGCTTTGTAAATTCCGCTGATATGTTCTTTTTACCACGATGCAATTTATTAACTGCATCTCTGTAATCTTTTACTGCTTGCAAAACCACAGCATTTCCTAATGCCTCATATGGACTTATGCCTACTACACTCATATCTTTTACCTCCGAAATATGATTTTTATTCCCTAGGATTTACTTCTGATTGACTATGATTTTCTATATTTCTGCTTTAACAGCTTTAATGAGTGCTGACTGTGTTGTGTCTTTTTGAGATAAGGCTTTCATAATTTTCTCATCAACAGTTCCCTGTGTTATAAGATGTATTATGGTAACCGTTCCTTCTGTCTGCCCCTGTCGGTACAATCGGCATACACACTGCTGATATAATTCTAGTGACCATGTGATTCCAAACCACACCATAGTGCTTCCACCCTGTTGAAGATTAAGTCCATGTCCGGCTGACGCAGGATGAATCAATGCAACAGGAATCTCCCTGTTATTCCATTTTGTAATACTCTCATCAGAATCTATCTTCATATATTTCACACCAATTTTATTAAGTCGCTCAACAATTCTTGTATAATCATGTTTGAACCAATATGCCACAAGAAGCGGTTTTCCATTAGCTGATTCAATGATGTCCTCTAAAGCATCCAGTTTTTTATCATGAAATGTTATGATACTCTCATCATCTGTATAAACTGCTCCGTTTGCCATTTGAGACAACTTGTTCACAAGGGATGCTGCATTGGCAACAGTCACCTCATATTCTGGAGTAGAAAAAATCAAATCTTTCTTAAGACCTTCATACTTCTCCTGTTCACTCTCATCCAGATACACAGGATATTCTGTATTGATAAGTTCTGGCATATCTAAAAAGTCCACTGCTTTCATGGAAATTGTGATGTCCTGTATCTTCTCGTAAATCTTCTCCTCTGCTCCGGGAAGAAGTTTATAGGAATAAACAATATTCCCATTAACTTTATCTGGTCTGAAGTAATTGAGTCTGAATTGTCCGATAAAGCGACCCAAACGCTCTCCGAAGTCTAACACCTTGAATTCTGCAAACAAATCCATAAGTCCCTGACTTGCAGGTGTCCCTGTCAATCCAACAATTCTTTTTATAAATGGACGAACCTTCATCAATGCTTTGTGTCTTGCTGTCTGATGGTTCTTAAAGGATGATAATTCATCAATAACAACCATATCAAAGTTAAATGGAACACCACTTTTATCTACAAGCCACGGTACGTTTTCTCTATTAATGATATAAACGTCTGCATCCGTTTTCAGTGCTTTCTTTCTCTGTGCCACAGTTCCCGTTACTATGGAATATCTTGTACCTCTAAGCTGTTCCCATTTTTCCATTTCATCCTTCCATGTTCTGGTAACACGCAAAGGGCATACCACAAGTACCTTGCATATCTCGAACATCTCATACATCAGATATTCCACTGCCATAAGTGTTATGGATGTCTTTCCCATTCCCATATCAAGAAGTATTGCTGCTATTGGATGTGTTTCTATAAAGTCGATTGCATATTGTTGATAATTATGTGGTTTGAATTTCATCAAGTATTCCTCCTATATCTTCCAAGGCATCAAGGACATACACCTTAAAGCCTAATCTTTGTAATAATCTGTGTCTGGACACCTGCAAAGGTCTCGTTTTCTCGCCTGGTGCTTTCACCTCCACCATCCCGAAATGCCTTCTTGGTAAAAATACCAATCGGTCAGGCATCCCATCAAAGGATGGGCAGACCAACTTTGGACAAATGCCTCCACGCCTTTTTACTTCACTTACTAATTTCTGTTCTATGGTCTTTTCTCTCATCAATGACCCTCCCATCAATTTTTATAACTGTGATGGTCAAGATACTCTTTTCCCAAACTTCTCTATAGGGCTTTTTATTATTTTTCTCTATAGGCAACTTTTGGTAGAGAGTATAATGACTATCACAAATGGCTTAAAATAAGGGTTTGTGCAATTATGAGCAAAACTCATAAAAGTATGTATTTGACTGTCACCACCTAAAAATGACTATCACCGACTGTCACTTACAGGACGCTAAATGAAATCACTTCCAGATTTGAGTTTCACGCCTTGCACAAAACTGCCCTTATTTGTTTTGTGTCTGAAAAATCCTGCCTGTTCAATTGCTGCATAAAAATCGGTTGTACTACGAACATACTCACCACTCTGAATACAGTAGGCACGATACTGCTGATAAAACTCTCCCGATTTTTCTTCCAAATTTGAACCCAGTTCACAGCAATCTGCAAGGAAATGTCCAAGCCAGTCATTATCCTCACGATATGCTTCTACTGCATCTTCCACACATTTAGGATCAGATACTTTATGGTCAGCTTTGCTTACCTTTTCTGCTCCCTCGATAATCCACTTCATGATTGCAGGTGCTGCTTTCTCATAAAGATAATCTGCATAGTTCTTAATATCAGAGTTTCCATGAATCTTCGCATTAAATGGAATGACTTTTAATCTTCTCCAGATACCTTCATCATTTGCACCGACCTTCGGCAAGTGATTGGTATAAAGTACAACTTGATGAGATGGCACAAAATGAAAGGGGTCTTTATATTTCTTGCAAGCCTGTATTTCATCTGTGGAACATAACTGCTTAACCATTGCCGTATTAAGTCTCACACCCTCCTGCATCTCAGATGCAATGATGAGACGCTTACCCTTTAGTTCTGCCATCTCCGGCTGTGCATTTACCCTATTTCCCATTGTAAGAATATCCGATGAAATCTTTCCTGCATAAGTTCCAAGTACACGAGCTACTGTGTTCCAGAATGTACTCTTTCCATTAGCGCCATCACCGTAAGCAATAATGATGAATTCCTCATAGACCTTACCAATGGCAGCCAGCCCGATTACCTTCTGTACATATTCGATAAGTTCTACATCACCACAGAAGAATGTATCAAGTGCCTCAAGCCAGATATCCATTCCTTCATCTCCCGGAGAACATTCCGTAATTTTTGTAATCAGGTCAAATGGATCATGTGGTTGTTCTCCTGCCATACCAAGTTCCAGATTATAAGTTGCATATGGTGTGTTCAGTAGATTTGGATTCTTATCAAGGTCTGATACCTTAATTCCAAGCATGGACTTTGCCACATTCAGTGCCGAGGTAATATATTTGTAATCCCTGCGTTTCATCGTAAAAGCAAGGTACTTTTCTGCTCCAACAAGCATATAAAAAAGTGGCATATCATCAGGCTTAATGTCCCATTCTTTAGCAAGAACCTTTGAACCCTGGTTTACGGTTTCTTCTGGATAGCCTGCTTTAACAAGTGCTTTCTTGGCTGTTTCCATATAATCATTTGCATCCTGTAACTGTAAATCGAGAAACTCCACACAGGCTCCCACAGCCATCTGCTTATCTTCCACCCATACTTCTCCGTCATATCTTATATAATCGGTTGCTGACGTATGTTTCAGTTCATATCCATATGTAGCTGACAGGATTTTTGCCTGTCCAATATCTGAGTAATCCTCCGGTCTTAACGAACCTGGCTCTACACCGAAATCATTATTATACTGGTCTGGTGGAACATATTCACTACTGCCACTTATCTTATTTCTAAAAAATTTAAGTGCTGAAAACCAGATAGTTGAGAGTTCTGTATTCTCAAGAGGTGGTTCGCACTTTGCTGCCTGTTCCATAAATACTTCATGTGCTTTATCACATTCTCCGTATCTCTTCAGAACTCTTCCGGCAAAGAGAGATAATGTCTTATTACGGTTTCCCTCTGTAATAGAACCACCGACAAAACCATCATCGAAATCTCCATCATCGGTTTCTGGCTCTGCATCTGCTACCACTTCCATAATGCTCATCCACCCTTCATGCCAGATAACCTCTCCTGTTGTTGCACCAAATAAAAATCTTGCAGCATCAAGGGCATTGTCATCAAAGAACGGATAGGCTTTCTGAATTGCTGTTTTCATTGCAGTATACTGTGCTGAATCATTACATTTCTCAATAGGAAAATATGCATGATATCTTGGACGTTCTGATTTGCCCTCCTTTGCAAGCATATGGTGTCTGCTCGGTACCAACACATAATCCACATCTCCAAATAGTTCTTCCATCTTATCCTCTGTAATCCAATCTTCAGAATTATCGCTGTGGTCATTGTCAATATCCATTGGAATTACATCTGATTCCATAAAGTTGCTGTTACCTCTGCGATTACCTGTGTATGTGGCACACACATGGTCAAATTCCACTGCCGATTCCATATCTGCTACATTATCCACAACTACCTTATTGGGATAAATGCAGTTAGCAGCTTTCCCTACACAGGTCGCACAACATAATGTCATCTGCATTTAATCGTCCTCCTTGCAATCTTCATTAAAGTATTTAATTGTCATCTGCTTACGCTTTGCATAAGCTATCTCGTTTAACATTCCTGTTGTCGGCTTTCCGAACACCCACAACTCCTTACATTTAGAAAGAATCGCAATATCCATGAACATTGCAAGTTCACGCTCTGACTCTTCTTTCAAAAACTGAGGAAGTAACAAATGTGGTGCTATCGGAATCCTTCCTGTATCTACAGCGAATCTGCTATACCGTCTGGCTTTATCTGCATTACATTCCATATCACCGCTATATGCTGAACAGATATACACCATTGGCATATAACGCTTCTGTTCCTTATCCATATTAGAAATTGCCTGATATGGCACGGGATCAGCATAGCCTTCTGGGTTTCTGTAACCTATTCCCATAAAAACTATCTCCTTTCGTTAAATGGTAGGGTTCTATCTTTCCCTTCAACATCAAATGGACAGTATTTCTTATAATGGGCGGATACTCTTATGAAAATTTTTTCTTTGATGCTGTTTCTTCCTTATTAATGTCAAATACAAATTCACATTTTTTCAAAAACATAGCGCCCGACATTGTCTTCTATGTCCATTAGTAAATGAAGGGGAAAGGAACTCAAATCTCTTTGAAAAAGTTACCGCCCATTTTTCAAATTCATATCCATTAGATAGTGAAGGGAAAAGGAACTTAAATCTCTCTAAAAAAAGTTACCGCCCATTTTTTTAATTCATATCCATTGGATTGTGAAGGGAAAAGAAACTCCTTCAGAAAGGTAGGTAAAGAGATGTCAAGCATGACAAAAACAAAAAACACGGCAATCAGTGATAACGCACTTGATATGGAAATTTCTGATGTACTGATTGCAATAAGCGTCATTTCAAGACAGCTTGCAAAGAAAATCACAGCCAAATATATGTCAAAGGAGGCAAACGCAAATGAAAAATAAGGAATTAGCAAAACTGTATGGGGCAATATCCTATGACTTTTCCAAACTTAGTCAGTACTACTCATCTGAGAATGCTGAACAACCTGAAACCGTAAGAAAAGACAAGCCAGTAAAGGAAGAAAAGAAAGCACAGACTACTCCGGCAACGCAATCTACTATTTATACCAAGGAAGAGGTCAGAGCAAAACTTGCTCAAATGTCAAAAGCTGATGCCGGCAAGTACAAAGCTGACGTTAAAGGTATTGTGGCAAAATACTCATCTGATGGTACACTCTCTGGCATCCCTGCTGATAAGTACACAGAAGTTGTAGCTACTCTGGAGGTGATAGGCAATGCCTAAACACGCACTGTTATCTGCTTCATCTAGCAAGCAATGGCTAAATTGCCCACCATCAGCAAGGTTATGTGAAAACACACGAGACAGAGCAAGTCCTTATGTTCAGCAAGGAACAGATGCTCACGAACTCTGTGAATACAAAGTCTTGTCAGCACTTGGTCATGCTAGAAATAATCCAACTGAAAATCTTGAATTCTATGATGTCGAGATGGAAAACTGCACTGAGGAATATAGGAACTTCGTCATGGAACAGTACGAAGAAGCAAAAACGTTATGTGCTGACCCTCTCATACTCGTGGAACAGAAACTGGACTTTTCTAGATGGGTTCCAGATGGATTTGGAACAGGTGACTGTCTTATTGTTGCAGATGAAGTACTTCACGTCATCGACTTTAAATATGGTCTAGGTGTTCTTGTTGACGCTGATCATAACCCACAGATGATGTGTTACGCCTTAGGTGCCATTGATATCTACGATGGGATATATAACATTAAGACCATAAAAATGACCATCTTTCAGCCACGAAGGAATAATGTTTCCACCTATACTATGTCAAAGACTGATCTTCTCACATGGGCAGACACAGTACTTGCACCAACCGCTAAGTTAGCATATGAAGGTAGTGGCGAGTTTAAAGCAGGTGAACATTGTGCCTTCTGCAAGATTAAGGCTACCTGCCGTAAACGGGCAGAGTATAATCTTGAACTTGCAAAATATGACTTTGCTATGCCTGCCACTCTTGAGGATACAGAAATTGCAGCTATCCTGCCAAAGGTGGATGACCTAATAGCGTGGGTAAATGACATAAAAGTGTATGCACTTGGTCAAGCCTTAAGTGGCACTCATTATGATGGCTATAAGGTAGTGGCAGGAAAATCCAATCGCAAATACGTGGATGCAGATGCTGTTGCAACTGCTGTATTAAATGCCGGATATGATCCATACGAGAAAAAACTTCTCGGTATCACTGCAATGACTTCACTTCTTGGCAAGACAAAGTTCAACGAACTCCTTGGTGGATTAATTGAGAAACCGCAAGGTAAACCAACACTTGTGCCTGAATCGGACAAACGCCAGGCACTAAACACAGCAATAGATGATTTTAAAGAAAATTAGGAGGACAAAATAATGGATATTAAGACAAATACAAAAAAATATGGAACATTTAGATTACCAACAAAGGTAATTACAGGACTTGATACAAGATTTTCATACCTTAACGCCTGGGAAGCAAAAGCAGTAGATGGTGGTAAACCTAAATACTCGGTTTCACTCATCATCCCAAAGGATGACACTTCTACAATCAATAAGATTAAAGTTGCCATTCAGGCTGCCTATGAGGAAGGTAAGTCAAAACTTAAAGGTAACGGTAAGTCAGTACCGCCTCTTACATCAATCAAGAATCCTCTTCGTGATGGTGACATTGAAAGACCTGATGATGAAGCATATGCTAACAGTTACTTTGTTAATGCTAACTCCGCTTCTGCTCCAGGTATTGTAGATGCAAACAGACAGCCTATTATCGAACGTTCTGAAATGTATTCCGGCATCTATGGTAGAGCATCAATCAACTTCTACGCATTCAATGTAAACGGTAATCGTGGTATTGCCTGTGGTCTCAATAATCTTCAGAAATTAAGAGATGGTGAGCCTCTTGGAGGTAAGGCAAGTGCTGAAGCTGACTTTGCTACCGAAGACGATGACGATTTTCTTGCTTAATCTGTAACTATTAATCCAACCGGCAGTGGTTTAACTGCTGCCGGTTAATTCTTAAAGGAGTAAAATGTAATGACAATTATTGAACAAATTATGTTATCAGTATGTTTTGGTATAAATGTAGGATGGCTAATCTCTTCCATCATAATTATGATTGCTGACTTAATTGCAGCCAAAAAACACCAACATAAAACAAAAAAAGGAACAGACAACACATTAGAAAAGGCAGGTGACAATCAATGACGATGGATTTAATCTCAACTTTTATTAGCAACGCAATTGATTTTACAGTATCTGCATTTGCACTGGTACTCTTTATCCTTGCTCTTATAACAGTATGGAAATGGCTCATTGGAATATGTATTAAATTTTTCCATATGCTGTGTCCTAGAAAAGACCAACCAAAACAAAATGACTCTTCTAATAAAAGAGTAAAATAAATCATATGGCAGGTGTTTCATCTGCCATTTATTTGTAAAGGAGACAAAATATGCAAATTCCCGAAATCAAAAAATTATCTATTGACTTAGAAACTTTCTCAAGTGTGCCAATAAAATATGGTGTATATCCCTATGCCGAATCTTCAGATGCTGAAATTCTTCTTTTTGGTTACTCCATCAATGATGAACCAGTCATTGTAGTTGATGTAGCAAGTGGTGAGGAAATCCCTGATTACATACTTAAAGCACTCACAGATGATTCCGTAATAAAATGGGCATTTAACGCTTCGTTTGAGAGAATCTTTCTCTCCTACTGGCTTAAACGCAACTATCCAGAATACTTCAAAAGTTATGATACATCTGAAGATTCTGTGAGTAATTACTTATCTCCTTCATCATGGAAATGCAGTATGATTTGGTCAGCTTATATGGGACTTCCACTTTCACTCGAAGGAGTTGGTTCTGTTCTTGGACTTGAACAACAAAAACTTAAAGAAGGCAAGGATCTCATACGTTATTTCTGTGTTCCTTGCAAACCTACAAAGGTTAACGGTGGTAGAACAAGAAATATGCCATTAGATGCTCCAGACAAATGGGAACTGTTCAAGAAATATAATAAGAGGGATGTTGAGGTAGAAATGTCCATTCAACAAAAACTTTCCCGTTTTCCTGTGCCGGACAGTGTGTGGGATGAATATCATATAGACCAGGAAATTAACGACCGTGGCATACTGCTTGATATGGATATTGTAACAAATGCAATCAAGTTTGATACTTTTAGCAGAGCAAGACTTATGGGAACATTAAAAACTAAAACAGAACTTGAGAATCCAAACTCTGTAGTACAGATGAAAAATTGGCTTGTATCCAAGGGCATACAAACAGACTCTCTTGATAAAAAAGCTGTTCTTGAACTCCTTAAGACAGTTCCATCCGATATTGCAGATGTTCTGAGACTTCGTCAGCAACTTGCAAAATCATCTGTAAAAAATTATCAGGCTATGCAAAACTCTGTGTGTGCCGATGGTCGTGCGAGAGGTATGTTCCAATTCTATGGTGCAAACAGATCTGGCAGATGGGCTGGACGCATCATTCAACTACAAAACCTGCCTCAGAACCACATGACCGATTTGGAAGATGCAAGGGACATTGTAAAATCAGTAGATTATGAACTTATGAGTATGCTCTACGATGATGTACCGGATGTCCTCTCACAGCTTATCCGTACTGCTTTTATTCCAAAGCCGGGATATAAGTTCTGTGTATCTGACTTTTCTGCCATTGAAGCCCGTGTTATTGCTTTTCTGGCAAAAGAGAACTGGCGTATGAAAGTGTTTAAAGAAAACGGTGACATCTACTGCGCCTCTGCATCAGCAATGTTCCATGTTCCTGTTGAAAAGCAAGGTGTTAATGGACACCTCCGTCAGAAAGGCAAAATTGCAGAACTTGCCCTTGGATATGGTGGCTCAGTAGGTGCCTTAACTTCTATGGGGGCATTAGATATGGGACTGTCCGAAGATGAATTACAGCCACTAGTTGACTCATGGAGAGCCTCAAATCCTAATATCGTTCAGTTATGGTGGGATGTTGACCGTTGTGTTAAAACAGCCATTAAGCAACGTACCGCCACCGAAACACACAGTATCAGATTTGTGTATCAAAGCGGTATGTTATTCATCGTTCTTCCATCTGGCAGACGATTATGTTATGTAAAGCCCAAGATTGGTGAGAACAAATTCGGTGGTGAATCCGTGACATATGAGGGTATCGGCACAAACAAGAAATGGGAACGCATTGAATCATATGGTCCTAAATTTGTAGAAAATATTGTTCAGGCAATCAGTCGTGACATCTTGTGTGCCTCAATGAAGAGATTACGTAATTACAGAATAGTTGGACACGTTCATGACGAATTAATCATCGAATGTCCAAGGAATGTGGAGCTTGATGCGTTATGTTCTATTATGGGGAAAACACCAAGTTGGCTGAAAGGGCTACTGTTACGTGCAGATGGATATGAATGTGAGTTTTATCAGAAGGATTAAAATAATGGCTATCGCAGTTTATATTGCGATAGCCATTGCTCATTTTTACTATTTAATTATCTTACTTATTTTTACCCATTTACCATATGACTTATTAGTCTTTCCTGTTCCATCTTTATAATTTGCAAAAGCTCTAATTCTAAAATAATATTTTTTCCCCTTTGCTAATTTCTTGCTATATGAAACAGTTTTTTTAGATACATTTATCGTACTCGCCGAACTAAAAGATGATGACTTACTTATCTGTATCTGATACCCATTAATTTTTCCCATCTTTTTCCATGTGAGTTTAATCTTCTTTCCCTTAATTTTTGCTTTAAATCTTGAAATTTTCTTAACTGCAGGTGGGACAATCTTCGATACATCTACATTTACATTTAATGTTTTTGTCACTCCATTTTCTGTATAACTAACTGTAACATATTTTGTATTAGGTGTAAGCTTATTTACATTATTAATAGAATAATTGATATTTTCAACATTACTATATTCTACCGTTCCGTTTGTCCATATTTCCTTATATGTTGCCCCTACTATCATACCTGTCGGATTGAATTTTTCACCTTCCACATATGATATTTTAGTCGGATAATCGACAATGTATAATTTATCAAGTTCTCTTTTAGTAACATAAGGATTTACCGTTATATCAACATTTGCATTTTTTGTCACTCCATTATATGTATATTTAACAACGATATATTTATCTGTTGCTGACAAAGCTTTTGTATCAACAGTAAATGCAACATTCTTTTCTGTCACTGTGGTAATACTACCATTTGACCAGTTTACATTAAAACTTGCACTTACACTCATTCCTGATTTATCGAAATATTCTCCCTCATTATATACCAACTTGGTCGGCTTATTATCTATGGAAATACTTTTAAGTGTCCTACCTACTTCTATTGGATTTACTGTAATTGAAACTGCTGTTGTTTTTGTTATACCATTTTCTGTATAGGTTACTGTCCAATTATAGTCACTACACTTTAATGGTGTTGTTGTGTTAACTGTATATCCATCAACATCTTTATAAGAATAACCAGTTGTTCCGTTTTTGTATCTGTCTAAATACGTTGCTTCAACTACAAGACCTGATGCATTAAATTTTTCACCTTCTAAATAAGATATGATATAAGGCTGATTTTTTATTTTTATCGCATATAAAGTTGAACTTATTGGTATCTCTTCTTCCAATATACTCAAATATGACATAGCTTTATTTGCCATATTTTGATCATCTATTTTACTATAAAATTGTAAGTTTGAAACAGTCTCTTTTAGATTAGAGTAAACACTTGAATTAGGATATCTCTCATTTATAATATTTACATTTCCAACCCATTTATAAACCTCGGCACTCGCCGTATCTGTTATAGAATTACCTTCTGAAATAACACTCTGAATTGTAACAGGGTTCGTTCCATTGATTGTATCCCTATAGCTCATTAAATGTCCAACAATTTTATTTCTTAAATTTTGAGAATCTACGTTTGCAAAAAACTGTACGTCACTACAATAACCCTCTATTTTACTAGCAAAAATGCAATCATTTTTGTTTTTAATAAAGGTATCAACCTTTGTTGCCCATGTTAATGCACTTGCCCCTTTTGAGTCAGATATTGTACTTCCTGTACTAATTAATTCATTTAACGTATCTAATGGTGTAGCCGCCTTTGTTGGAATAATAGATACACTTGTCACTATCATTGCACATATAAGTAATGCAGATACCATTTTCCTTATAGTCATTTTATATCCTCCTTTTGTTTTACGCTCAATACTATATTTACATTATAACATTTTTTTATATTGATACAATTAATTCATACCACAAAATTAGTTTAATATTTCTTGTACCTTTGATCCTTCGTGCAGACGGCTATGAGACATCATTTTATAAAAAGATTAACCTCAAAGAACCCTTATGACATTCGTGCCTGTCATAAGGGTTCTTCTCATTATCTATAATTCTTCATTTTTCTGCTAAGTTCCGACATGGCATCATCCTTGTGGTCTCTTAAAGTACGTCTTGAAATACCGAGTTCTTCTGCCACCTTGCGCTGTGACTCTTTATTAGCCACCATCATGCAGGCACGGAGTTTTTTCTCCGATAACTCGTCCAACGCATCATTCAGAGCATCCATCACAACCTTATATGCAATAATCTCTTCCGGATTAGTGTTACTATCTGATGGTTCGTAACCATCATCTAACAACTTTTCATAGGATGTTTCATTTTCCATCCTTGCTTTTTCATAACGAGCATTTCTTTTCTCCCAGGTATTGAATGTTCTGTTCATAAGATCTGCCTCTTCCTGTGTATCTGCATCAAACACTGCGTAGTAATGTTTCATTCGACCAGGCAGTGCAATATGAGCAACTGGTACATCATTATTTTTATAGTGTTTGATTGTTGCTTCGTCCCCATCATCAATCGGTACGAAATACGGATGTGCATAATTAAGTGCTGCGTTAACGGGTTCCTGATTCTTATTTTCTTTCTTTGTCATATTATTTGTCCTCGTTCTTTCCGCCTTTCAGCGTTCGCACTGAGCGAGGACAAATAATTTCGTCTATGGCACGACAACAAGACGAGATTTTATAAAATTCAATATTTACCGTTTATTGTTAAATTGAATTTTATTTATCCTCGCCCAATGTCGCGCGCCATTTGGCTTTTAATATTTTTTATTTGAACTATCCTTTTGGATGTTCAGATGGCATCACATCCTCTGTGAAACCATCTCAAAACCCAAACTCTAAATTTCTTATATTCTATATTCTCTCTTTAAATTTTAACTTCTTATGAAAATACAAATGGAGAATAAGAGAATAAGGGCTATTTACATTTCATATTAGCCATAATTACTTGATGACTGATAATTTAATTCTATCTGAGATTTGAGATAACACCATAAAGTGGGACTTAACGCTAAAAAAGTGCATAAAAAAAGGACTTTCATGTTTCACTACCATCGTAGCGAACACAAAAGTCCCTGTTTTTAGCACTAAAACATTAAGTGGTACTTAATGAAAATAATAAAATTTTTTAAAAATATTTTTAAGAACATCCAGGAAGATTTATTTTTACATTTGCTTCCGTTAACTTATCTTGCCATTGCTGTAATGTATCATCTGGATGCTCATCAATAATCCAACCAATCATATAATAAGTAATATTTGGTGTACTTAAATCATAGCCCGCCTTCTTCATCAGATCACGACTATAATGTTTTTCTAATTTTAACCCATTACATAATGCAACAGCTTTGTCCAAAGCAATTTTGGGAGATAGTGTATTTCTATATCCACTGATTGATACTGCACTAATATTTGTTCTAAATGACAATTCTTCATTCGTGATATTTTTTCGGTTCATATGATAACTTAAAGTACCAGCAAATCCACTAGGCACTTCTGTAGCTAATCTCCTAACAATATCTGTTACCGATTCAGTTATCTTGTCAATTTCGGCTTTTCTTTCAAACTTGCTTTGATTATCTTTATGATCTGGATCATATTTTGCTTCAATATAGGTTTCAGAATTAACATCTCTACAAAGAAAACATCTTCTATAGAATGAATCACTATATGTGTCACTTACATTGACTTTCCTATTAAATACAAAACAACATTCATGCACATGTTCCAACGCATACTCTGTCAAAATCGGCAATCCTGTTTCGCTTCTCGTTACATACTTTGGTGAATTAATACAAACCATACAGTTCGCATAAATTATTTTTCCCTCATAGTATAATTCTCGTAATTTATCGGATATAAATATTTGGAGCATCGCATTTTTCTCATCAATAATGTATGTTTGATTTTTTTCAATTGCCCCTTTTTTAAATGCAAATGGTGGCAAATACCTACCATCACTATATATAAATGTACCTTGTACATTTTCATAGCCAAGTTCTATCAATCGTAACTTGGCTGCGAAATTTGACACACTAAAGTAATTAGCTACACGCTCAACTGTTTCCTGTATCAATTCAGCATATCTCTTGTTTGATTCTTCAGTATAAACATCAGCAAGTATCTTCTCATAAACCCTTTTTGTCATTTTCGCCGGCATAAGAATTCTTGGTGCTAACTGATTTGCCTGCCACTCCATCCACTTGAGTGATGAAGCACCTTCTGGAATACCATCATATGTATCAACTATTTCACACGAAATATGACTACAACCTCCTGTCAATATTTTTTGCAATTCAAATGCCTTGCGATGTCTGTCCCAATGCACGCATTCATGTATTACGGTATTGTTAGCAGTTCCTACATTACGCATAAAATATACATTTGGATTAATAAGCATTGTTCCTGGTCTAGCCATTATTTCAATTGTTTCTCTAAACTTTTCATCTGCATAAACTGTAACTTTTTCATCTCCAAAGTATGTTTTACCAAACACTGACTTATCTAAAGGTGCAAAATACACATCCATTCCCATCCCCTTTGCGACCTCAAATACTGGCAACTGCATCGGTTGTAATAAAGCTTTTGGATAATGTCTGCTCAAAAAATCTTCTGCATTTTTTTCTACAGCATCTTCATACAAATAAGGCACAAGATCTTGACTTAGACTCTTGTCCTTTTCAAACTTTGGTTCATTATATTCCTCTGCCTTAGTAATTTTTACCTGCTGTAGTCCATCTTCAAGTTTTGCACTAAAAAATACATTATATGAATCATTATCAGCGATTTCGTCATATCCATATTGAGTCTTTCCCTTCACAGATATATCCGCATCCACTGATACTCTTATTTCCAATAAGCCGTTATCTTGCTCTTTGAATGTAACACCACTTACATGAATATCATACGGCTCTGCATATGAAACAGAATAAACAGTATCACTTTCAAAGGAATCTTTGTGTGCATATACCAAACCTTTAATCTTGTTAAAGATTTCATCATAATACACATCTTCCATATATTCCTTGAAATTATTATATTTTTTCATGTAACGGCACCTCCTGTTTTTCCAACAGATCATCCAATCGCAGTAACATTTTTAGCAGATTTCCATTTTCTACCTCTGCTGCAATATTACCATCACAAAAACGTTCACCCCTTTGAATCCATGTGAGCCTTGCATTAATCTGTTTTACGGACATCTCACTAGGCACTATTCTTCGTGGTTGCTTCTCCATATTAGCTCCATAATCTCTGTCGGGCTCCATCAAATTGAATACCTGCCAAAGTTCTTCTGGATAAACAGGAAACGGGAAATAATTTACTCCATCTTTTGATGGAGGGGTCTTCCACTCAATTTTTCGTATTTTACACAGCATTTCTATGCATTGCCACAGCATTTCCTTATCTATTGATGCTAATAGTAACTCATCCGTATTATCAAACATAGTGCGATATACTTCCCGCCCCATAGCGAGCATTGAATCATCTAATACAGCAAAGTAAACCTCCATATCCACTAAAGAATCAAGAGAATCGGCAACTGCTCTTAGTGCCACTTGCCATGCTTCTTTCTTGGGATATCCGTATATACCTGATGATATCAGAGGAAAGCCTATAGATTTACACCCATTATCCTGTGCCAAAAGCAATGCTGTTTGATAGCATTTTCGAAGTAAATGTTCCTCATCATGATTACCACCATGCCATTGAGGTCCAACAGCATGAATAATATATTTAGCTTTTAACCGAAATCCGGGAGTAATGACAGCACTTCCCGTATCACAATGACCTATCTTCTTACAAGCATCTGTCAATTCATCATATCCAGCTTCTTTAAAGATAGCACCACATACTCCGCCACCTGCCCATAATCCTTCATTGGAAGCATTTACCACGCAATCAACATCTAACTTCGTTACTCCTGTTTTTACAATATGTATGTGTTCCAATAGGCTGACCTCCCTTCCATATTTAAAGTTCCAATCGTGAAATATCCATATGATTACCTGTAAGATAGTTTTCGTAAAGTTCTGTTGCAGGAATTAAACGAATCTGAATATTTTTCAAACCAAGTGCCTCAAGCATGGACATCCTAGCAACACCCTTTTTCACAATTTCAGTTTTCTCGGTTGGCATGAGAAAACAGTTTCTAATTTCTTTTATTCTATGTTCATTGATAAAATCCTTATATGCAAGTTGATATAAATACTGTTTTGTAACATCTCCAACTCCTGGATTACCACGAAGTTTTTTCCCTTTCTCTAACTGTAGATTATAATATTTTGCATCGAATATAATAAACCAGTCTTTTCCGTCTATACACGGAATACTGATTAGATCAGGAATAAGTGTATCTGCCGCCTTTGACTCAGTATCCTCTCCCTGCCATATAGGCTTTTCTATAATATCTATTAGCTTTTGTCTTTTTACATTTTTGTCACTATACTGTTCTGCAAGTGGAACGGACATCTTAAGCTGTGAAAGAGAAGTATTTAGTTTATTATCAAACACCTCTGCACACGCTTTCTCCCAGACAGCATGATATGCCGTAGTTCCAAACATACTTATACCATCATTATCATCAAGCATTCTTTTGTCCTGTGAGACATATGCATACAATGTTTTAAGCAAAATCTGTCTGTGGGTATTAAACTGAAGATTTAATTCCTTCATTACCCGTTCTAACACATATTCTTTGTCACCAAAATCATCCAGTGTTTCTTCCGAAAGTTCTATACTGTCCATATCAAATAGGATATCCAATTGTGCATCTCTGAGCTGTCTGGAACATTCCGTAAGTATGCATTCATGCAATCTCTTGAAATAGTCCATATCATCTTCTACAGATTTTTCTGTATACAATTCCATATAATACGGACGGTTATCCTCGATCATGGCAAAACTCTCATCAATGGTCTTTCCCCAGAGAATCTCTCCTTCTCCGTTTACTTCAATTATATCTTCATTGTTCGTGTAGATACCGTATTCATAATAGTCATTAATGAGAAACAGTATGACAGCAAGAATATTAAAACTCCTATTCTCACCATCGCCATTAAACACATTAATAATCTGCTCTTCGGAACGGCTGTAACGCTCCAACACTTTAACAACCTGTTTCATCTCATCCAGAACAGCATCATCTTTCTTTGACAGCAGATATTTTGGATACACCTTTATGACACGGCTTCCACAGGTAATGACTCCAACATAAGTAAATACATACAGGCAGTCCCCACTCTCAGCCGTTTCATCGGTGATTTCTATATCATCATCTACAAGGTCAGACATTTCAAGTTGGTCATCGGTATTCTTTACGCTTTTTAATATCCCATATGCCTTGAGATTTTTTATAAATTTTTCTACTCCGTCTTCGTCAAAGGAAAACTTGCTTTTTAGGTCATTTTTTGTATAACGCTTTTGTTCCCTGACATACTGCGAAACAACTCTCATTATGCTTCATCCCTTTGTTTATCATAAAATTTTTCCTTGAAATTAGGTCCAAAAATTCCCATTCCTAGCTCATCAAATGCCTCACACACAGATGAATATTTACTGTTATCACAGCCATCAAAGAATCTATGCTTGCCCTGTTTTACTGCATCTTCATACAAATACATAATTACTTTGCTTTTGAATGCTGCTACAAATTTGTCTGTATCAATGATCATGCCGTTTCCATCGGATGCAATAATTTTCTTTGAAAGGAAAAATGGTCCCATCAGTTTGTCCTCGTTAATCTTAAACTGCTCTGATGACATTTTTGCATTTATGGCTCTGCGGAGGATATTCCATTCAACAGGCTCATCACTTCCGGCAAGTTCTATTTTTCCGATACCAGAAATTTTTTCTTCGTTTTCATTTATGCCAAGATACTCAAAGTTCCATCTTCTCTTGAAGGCAGTGTCCATCGGAAATACACCCTGATCAGCACTGTTCATTGTAGACCAGATAAACATATTATTGGGAATACGAATTTTCTGATAGTTATCAGGGTCTTCACCTAGTTTACTAGCCAGATACTTTCTGATATCTTCAGATGCCTGAATTTCATATTCGCTGACTCCATCATCATCCCTGTCGAGCAACTGGAATACATCACCAAAAACTGCTGCCACTTTTGCTCTGTTTATCTCTTCAATAAGCAAAAGGTGTGGCTGCGGATTTTCTGTTCTTCCACTCTTAAGTGCATCTACATAAACGCGCATGAAAGGTCCTGGTACAAAATCATACCTAATTTTCTCGTCTGCTCCCATGACAGGTTTATATGTACCGACAAACTGTGAATATGAATAATCAGGATGGAATGTAACGCGCTCATAAGATCCATTTGTGTCCTTCAGCAGTTTTTCACAATCCTCTTTCAGTTCATAACTCTTTCCCGTACCTGGAGCACCAAAAACAATACGATTTCTTTCATATTTTGTTTCTATTTCTGTGTTAAATACTAATGGCATATATGTTACCTCCACTTCCGAATTATCTAATTCTTCTGATTCAGCTTCTTCCCCATAATAATATTTTTCATAGAGGAACATCAGATTATTTTCATCCTTAAGCTGATAGCAAGATGTTAGTTTTCCCTCAGATTTTTCTGGAAGAATATCACTTTCTGTAAATCTATTGTGCCATTTTCCCATTTTCATATGTGACATAGCAGTAGATGAATCATAAAAGTAATTCCCGATTTCATCAACAAAAGATATTAAACTCTCACCATCCATTGTAACAAATACAGTATCTGCATCAGTCTTATAAAATCTGATAAGTTCTCCAGCTTTTCTTGATGCTGTTTTTCTATCATCAGGGTAGTATATCTCCATAAGTCTTCCAGTTATCGCATCTTTATTTAGACCATCCCCTGCAACATAATCGTCTAAGGTGCCAACTTCTCTCCAACCGATACCAACCACTGATTTTCTCTGCCACTCTGTAACATAACTTTTTTCACTGTCTCTTGTTCCTAATCTGACAAAATTTTTTATATTTCCAAATTCATCATAAATAACAGAAAAGAATTCACTGTAAGATAAATTTGTATAATTCTCTGCTTTAGCAATTTGCATACTTCTGGCATAATATTTTTCGCTCGGAACAATCCTTAAACATCTGAGAACATGATTTTGCCAATCGTTGGAATGAAATCCGCTCAATTTATCTGGACAAATCATGAAAAAGTATTTATGGAACCACGCCAAATTATAATACTGATCCCCAATGACGGTCTTTAATTCATCGTCTACTTTTTCAAAATCAGATAAACTTTCTAATGTATTGTTTTTAATTATTTCAGCGCCTTTTATCAATGCATCACGGATTTTTTTACCCGTTTCTAATGCTTGATTTTCTGTTAATACCTGTGGTTTCTGTGGTGATCCAGTCATCCAATCACCTGTATCTTTCTTTTGAAAAAGACCAAATTTATATGATGATCCTCCAGCAATACTTCCAAAATATTCTCTACATGCCGCATTATGCTCTAACCAATAGCACAGAGTTTCTGTATTATCCCCTGATGTGTAGAACAATTTTTGCAATATTTCATTGTCGCTCAATTTTGCCAATACGTCTGGAGAAAATCTTTCTTTAAATTCAATCAATGTTGCATTCTCAGCTTCTTTATTGTTTGGAACATCAAATCCTGTTTCTGTAATATAGTCTCTTATAATTTGAGATGCCCTTTGGTATTCATCAATTGGCTCCGCTGTTTCCATAATATTTTCTGGTAGATACGGTCTATTATCATACATCTGCATATAATCAAAAAGAACATCCTTTTGAATAACAGAAATGTATATTCCTAATTTATTCTTAATTCTTTCATATTTCTTTGAAGGAATATAATCATTAGGAATAATTATCTGGTTTCCAGGACCATTTCGAGATCCATTCTTCGTACCTGAAATTTGTTCAATAACAGATTCATTACATTCTAAGCTAAATATGTAATCACTATATTTATCCACTTGATCGTTAATTCCAAAGCAAAAATACTTTAAGCCATTGCTTAACGCATAATGCCATGCAACTCCTCTTTCATAGGCTCCACTATCTCGTGTATCAAAGTAATTTTTTGTATTGTCTTGTTTATGCACCAACGGATAAACAAAAATTACAACTTTTTCTCCTGAATTAAGGGTAACAACATAGCCTCTTTTCTTTGTATTGTCAATAACCTCTTTTTTGCTATCTGTTATCGACATATATCCATTTAAGGTTTCAAGTGCTTGTTGTGTTGTATATGCCATACACAAGACCTCCTTCCCTGGTTTACTCGTATTTATTCAAAATATCGTTTACCGCCATAGCGCAACATTTTGCAAACCGTGGTGGCACGGCATTACCAATCATTTTGTATAGTTCCATATTACTACCTTCGAAAATATAATCGTCTGCAAATGTTTGTAGCCTAGCAGCCTCTCTAACAGTTAATGTCCTTTGCTGTTTAGAATCTGGATGTATATGTCTCAATCCATCTTTGTACAAATGAGCAGGAATCAAATTACTAGGCTCATCCCATCGTAAAACATGATATTTATGAACATTTGATTCCTTCCCTGTCATTTTCGTATATAGCTGCTTTAATGCAGAAATTGATGTATATTCGTTTCTTCCCGATTCAATGTCTTCTGTTAATAGTTTAAAAATACCTACATCCCTGTCACTTTGCCATCTCGCAATGTGATTCGGAACATCATTCTCAGGAATACTATGTCTAGTTCTTACTCCATTAAATCGTATATCATCTTTCAATGGATATAACTTCGGTAAATCACCTATAGCATCATAAACCGTCTTTTTTTTCTTAACCTTATATTGTGGTAATATATTACTGTAGAAATCTTCAACAATTTCTTCTGCTTTATCACCAAAAGCGTCTTTGCTTACTCCAAAAATTATGATTCTCTTTCTATTTTGTGGAACTCCGTACTCTGTAAAATCAATTATGGCTTTCCTCAAGTGTGGTAGTAAACAATAACCTGCTGAGTCAAAACTCTCTCTTACTATATTAATAATAGGTCTATCTCCCGGTTTCGCACTTAACATTCCCGGAACATTTTCAAAAATAAAAGCTTTTGGTTTGTATCTCTCTAATACCTTTATATAGCTTTCAAAAAGGTAATTTCTGTAATCATCTCTCATTCCGTTTTCATCTCGAACTCTGCCGGCAATAGAGTATGCTTGACATGGGGGACCGCCGATTATAACATCAATTCCTCCCGCATTAGAAATCAACCTATCAAGACCTATGGATGAACCATATTCTTCATCATTATCCCAACCAGAAAATAATTCATCAGTACGCTGAATATCAAATCTAATGACTCTTTGTTCAGCATCTTTATATTTCCATTTATTTTTTAATCGTTTTTCGAGATTTCTGCATGGTGCCTTTTCCCATTCAACTGCAGCAATTGTATCATAAAATCCTGACTGTTCAAAACCGTCCATCAGGCCTCCACAGCCTGCAAATAGATCTATTGACTTAATTTTTCTGCTCTTCATTGTTGTCTTTCTCCTGAATTATTTCTAGTATTGCCTCACCTAATGCCTGTCCAAGAAGTGGAGGTACAGCATTCCCAACTTGTCTGCTTTGCTGCGTTTTTGTTCCTGTAAAAATAAAGTCATCAGGGAACGATTGCATTCTAGCGCTCTCCCTAACAGTAGGTACACGATTATACTCATAATGAAATAGATTTCTATGTCCAGTATCTACAGTTCTTGCAGGAGCATTTCCATTAAGCCGAGTCCAAGCCATATGAAATTTCCTGCTTTCTCCCCATCCTTCTGGTAAATCTTTATAATTTCCACCTTCTGGAACAAGAGCGATAGTATCTTTTACCATTTGTGTATGATTTGTACCCAAATGATTATATAATACATTGCAATTTCCCCTCATTAATTTTTGAAACTCTGTTGAAGGAGCCTGTGTATACTCTGCCTCGTCTGCTCCTAAGTCTTTTTCTAATGATGGTAAATCACTAACTGCATCTCTACAAGTAATGTAATTATCAGGCGAATACTTAGCCTCCGGGAATTTTGGCTTACCTATATCTTTTCTAATTCCCATAAAAATCAATCGTTTTCTTATTTGAGGCACTCCATAATCAGCTGCGCAAAGTATTCTACACTCAATGTTATATCCCATTTTTTTAAATCTTCTTAATATCTCGTCTTTAATCTGTCCCTCATATAAAGTTGCCATTCCTGGAACGTTTTCGATTATAAATGCCTTTGGCTGATACTGTTTAACCATTTCTATAACCGCAAGATATAATTTATTTCTTTCATCATCAAAATTTCTAGGGCCTGTAAGGGAGAAACCCTGACAGGGTGGACCCGCGATTACAACATCAATTTCTCTATTGCCTGCTATCCTTTTGATTTCATCAAATGTTTCCTGCTTAGATAAATCAGCTTTCAATGCCACTGCATCATTATGGTTTTTAGCAAATGTATTTAATGCCGCCTGGTCATTATCAACGCCTACTAAAATATTAAATCCTGCATCCATAAACCCTTTTGAAAGTCCACCGCACCCTGCAAATAAATCAATTGCGTTCATCTTACTAATCTCCTTCATTTCTCTCTTGTGAATTCGCATATATCTGAAATATCACAATCCAGTTTATTACATATTTTCATGAGGACCTCCATACTTACCTGCTGATTTTTACTGAGCTTTGCTAATGTGTTTGTTCCAATTCCCGTCAGTTCTCTTAAGTCACTCTTGTTCGACATTCCTTTGTCGATCATTAATTTCCATAATTTATTATAACTAACTTCCACTTTTGCACCTCCGTAAAAATATAAAATCCACATCATACCCAT